AGGCGGTTCTGCGGCTTGTTCTGGTGCCTCAGGTTGTAAAGGCTCTTGCTGATCTGGTTGTTCATCTTCCATTTCACGTTCTTTTTCAGCGTTTTCATCATCGACTTTATCTTCTAAATCTTTTATATCTTCTTCAGATAATTTTAAAACATTTTTCATGACCCAGTCTTTTGTAAAATACTCTCCTACATATTGACTAACCATATCTAATGTTTGTATTCTTTCTTTTAATATTTCAGACTCTTTCAATTCAGCAAAATGATTATCTCTATTATAATCAACTCGAATATCTCTTTCCCATTTTGACCAATCAGCTTCAGTTATAACCTTTTTAAGAACTAGCTGTTTCTTCAGGATTTTAAGAAATAGATGTGAAAATCTGTTGCGCAGTCTATCTATAAACTTCTGAAACTTAACTTCATCTCTACTAATTTCAGTTGATCTTCCAATATTAAAACCATTATTTTCTTGATCTAATCTTTGTAATGGAACATTTAAAGCTTTATATAATCGTTTCTGAAAGTAAATAATATCGTCAATCTGTCCTAGATTATCTCCACCTGGAAGACTAGAAATTTCTGTACTTCTATTACCTTCACGGCGTGGTAACCAAAAATCCTCAAGCATTGACATATGTTTACGATCATCTCTTAAGTCACCAGTATTAGCATCGTATACTAATTTATTACGATATTTAGCCATGATATTTTTCATGTACTCTTCAGCTTTACCCTTTGGAAGGTTACCTACATCGATATAAAAAATTCTTCTTTCTGGTGCTCGAGCAAGTCTGTAAATGACAAGCGAGTCTTCCATCATTCTTAATTGATTAACTGGCTTAATAGCTTTTTGTAAATGACTAAGAACTTTTGATCTTTTCTCATCTAATAGTCCGGATGTGACATAACTGATAGAATCTTCAGTAAATTTAACTGCTTGTCTATTTTGTGCTGTATGAACAGACCCAGCTCCACCTTTTCCTGGAGATTCTTGATAAACGTAATATTCTTTTACGTTTTCAATTACTTCAGCATTTGTTAGTGGATCTTTTTTCTTTTTAACTTCTTTTACTTTACGCATTTTCGGAGCATCAATAAAACGAATGTCTTGAATGCCCATTTTTTCATTACTTGGATCTACAACTAAGTGATGATAAATTTTACCGTCGACATACCATCTACGAAAAATGTCATGACCATCTTCAGAAAAATTTAACATTCTTAAAATATTTTCGAATTCTTCTGATATTTGTTTTTTAATATTTTCACTGGCTTCAATTTCATCTAATTCTATAGAAACACCAGGACTATCATCATCAATAACAATAGCTTCATTTACAATATCTTCAATAGCAGCATCACATTCTGGATGTATAGCTACACCTCGATATTTCATTACTAATTGATAATTGTCTTTAGATCCACTTCCATCAATATCTACATATTGACCGAAATGACCAGCGCCCGATGCAGTTACATAACCTGCGCCGTCATCGTCTTTTGCTGTGACAATAGATTTTAACTTTTCATCTTTGTCTTTTGATCCAGCTCTTTTTATTTCAAAACCAAAAAGCTTAACTGAATTATCATCTGCCATAATTAATCCTTTAAATATGTTAGTGAGGGGGGAAAGTATTTCCCCCTACACCATTTCAATTAGTACTATTTATTACTCAATTAAGAAGTAACTTTTTGACCACTACCAGCACCTGTGAAACTTTCCCAGTATTGAATCATGAAACTCACGCCGAATTCTTCTACAGTATCGTTGCTACCGTATGCAAGCGCGATTTCAGAAACATTTGTTGGAAAACAACCTCTAAATATGTAAGTATATAGAGTTGATTCGTTTTTATCAAGTTGCTCAACAGTTAAATCAGCTTGATAATCTAATGGTGAAGTAACACCAGTATTTGATTGGTGAGCATTCATTGCATTCATCCAAATTTCCATACTTTTTCTTACTTCAAAATTAGTATCGTTAATGATATTTACTGACCAAGGTTCAAATGTTCTATCGCCAGCCATGTATAACATTCTGCCGCGGTATGGAACAGTAACTGGATTAATAGTAGATGCTGGTAAATTACCGGCATTACACATAAATGATGTTAGTTCAACATCACCAGTCATGATTCTTGGATAAGCAAGCGTGATTTTAAACAGATTGGGACGTGCGCCGCCACCTGCTAATTTAGCTTTAAATTGGTCTACACCTAAAATTGCCATTTTATTCTCCTATCCCTTTATGTAGCCTGACCAACAACTTCTTCAAACGAAACACCGGTGCGAACTGCAACGAAGTTAAGAGTGATGAAGTTAATCGACCGTGCTGGTTTAATAAAGAGACTTGCTACAAATTGATTTGTATCGATAATCTCAGGGCCATTATTAGTTTCGTCAGCAACTAGCCTGAAATCAGTAATACCTCTTCGACCTTTTATATCTCTCAATAATGGTTCAATGATATTTACAAATTCTGCTCTTGTAAATTCGTCATTGAATTCGAATAGAATATTTTTAGCAGCTTCTGCAATGGCTCTTTCGATAACCAAGAAGAGTCTACGAACGTTAATTCTATCAAATGCTGATGGTCTATCTAAGTGTGTTTTATCACCAAATAATAGAATACCGTTTCCTGGCATATTAGTTATTGGATTAATGCCATTTCTATAAAGCTGATCTCTTTGAGATTTATTAGGATTATACGTTAAACCAGTTACGCCAAAATATTGTCCTCTTCGTGTACCAGCAGGTGATACCCAAGGAGCAAAATTATTATCAGTAGCTGCACATAAACCAGCTGTTGAAGATGCTGCAGGAATGTGAATATACTTATCATTGTATTTGTCATACACTTTTAAGAAATTATTATCTACGCTAAGATATGAACTTCTTGTTAAGTTTTTAAGACCAGTTAAGATAGATGCATTTGCTGTTGCTGGACTATTAACAACTCCGGTTCTATGTGGTGAAGCAAAAACCATACAGTCTTTTCTAGTTTGAGCAGCAATTGATGTTAAATGATTAACCAGTGTAACGTGATCAGTTGAACCATTTAAACTCGGCGCAATTATAAAATCAATTAAATATTGAGCTGGATCGTTAATTAGATCAAAGCATAACTGTAAATCTCCAACTTCCATAGGATCACTATTTTCACCAGTAGTTAGTGTAACAGCAACTGGCGCGCCTAGTTTCATATCACTTGTTGTTGTTGCTGCAGCACCAGCACCAGATCCCATACCGGTTGGAAATGTAACCATTCGAATATATTGCGATCTCGTGTTAATAGCATCCACTATATAATTGTTAGTACCATCTGCATTCTGAGCGCCGAGAGCCTGTGAAATATAAGGATATGTTTCTAAAACTGACATTTTAGTTCCAGAAAGTAAACCAGTAGTATCTATAACTGCGACATGAACTTCATCATTTATCCCGCCGATATTTGCGGTATGAGCTGATGTTCCTGGACCAGTGTCAAAGTTATTTTTGTATGCCCAGGCATCAAAGTCGGTGTGATACGCAGCATTAGTTGGATCAGCGTGGTTTGATCCAACTATTTCTACTTTTATTGAATTTCCTAAATCACCGGGATATCTCGCGATGAAAGTGTGACCTACTGCTGTAGCCGCAGATATTTGTCCTTCAAAATCTGCATCGTTATCTACTGTAATATCATCTCTTGAACCACCACTTTGAAAAGCATTGACTCCTGTATTTGAATCCATACCTCGGATGACGTATAGGTCGCTTGAATACCTCAGATAATATGAGGCGCTGTGAAAGTCTACTGAAGTAGTATCACTTGGAGTTCCAAATGTAGCTACTAAAGTGCCTTCGTTATTTACGAGAATCGGTTCGTTTACAGGACCCCAACGAAAATCGCCTACCATGACACCTGTAGAAGTAGGTACATTGGGCACGCCATTTGTTAAGTCAATTTCTCTTGTAACTACTGCCGGAGACTCTGATGGTGCATATATTGCCATGTCGTTTCCTTTTTCCAATCTAATTGAATTATAAGTTTCATAATACGGTTTGACACTTCATAAATGTCTATCAACTAGTTATATTTATATACATTTGATTTTAAAGACTTGTACCATCCCAGTCTTGTACTACCCAATTTTGATCAGGAGCATCTTCGACTTGCCAAGGGCTTGCTGCTAATGCAGGTGCTGTATTATCTAATCCATCGTCAACAAAGCCCCAATCTAGCACATCATTTTCAATCTCTAACATTCTTTGCTGAAACATTAAATCCCGTATGCTAATATCAGTCATTTCACCAAATGCCGATGTTCCTGCAAAATATCCAAACATAATCAAATTCATAACAATATCATCATGATTCCCATCTGATGCTTCGTATGATGAGCCTCTTGCAGTAAATGTAGAAATTTCTATGATTGTATCTTCATCTACAATTTCAAGTTTATTATTTTCTAGTAAATCTTTAAATGAAGAACATCCAATTCGTTTTACTTTACGAGTCATAAGAATACCAAGCGCATCAGATTTAACAACCGATTCAACAAACATATTTTCATATTCTAAATCGTGATAAAGTCCATTGCATACTACCATTCCAGCATCGTTTGATTCTATTACGACCATCGCTTGATTGTACGAATTTGCATATTTATAAATAATGTTAGGGAAGAGTAAGGGCGAAATAAGGTTATTGCGATACACAGCAACCTGCTTAAATGGCTCCGCGCTAATATCGATTACACTAAATGTGGAATAGTCCTGACCTCTTCCCTTCGCAACGTCAACCATCATCACGTAATTATGATCTTTAACTGGATCGGTATAAACTTTTACGCTATCGTTTGTAATTCTTATAGGTTCATGTCTTCTTAATTCTAGTAAAGTGTTTGCATTAATAAGTGTATCACCAGTTCCAAAGAACGTATTACCAAATTCTTGATCAAATTGTATAGGCGACGTATTTGCTACTGTAGCTTTTTTCCATTCTTCGTCTCTTCCTGGAACGTCCCACCAGTCGACTCGAAATGGAATAAATTCATTTGTTTTTTGTATCGCACCTTCCCAGATTTTATGAAACACATTACCTAAACCATTTGCAGTAGATGTAATAATAACTTTTGTATCTTTACCAGATGACACAACTGGATAAGTTGAGGTATAAAACTCAGAAGCTCTTTCAACAAATGCAAACTCATCAAGATAAAGAAGATTAACAGACATACCGCGAATAGATGATCCAGATGTTGCAGCAGCAACAATCCTTGAATTATTACTAAATTCAATAGATCCTTTGTTGAGAGCTTTACACCCAGGCTGTAAAAAGAATGGTAAGTTCTCAAGCATTAGAGTTACTCTTCCAAGCATCTCACGGGCAGTCGCTCCTTTATTTGCCATAACAGCAATAACTTTTTCACTATTAAAAAGCGCAAACCAAAGTAGATACGCCACTGATGAAATAGATTTACCAGATTGTCGACAGGCTAAAACGATATTAAATCTGTGTGTATTAAACTGATTAAACATTTTTTCTTGATAGGGATATAAATCAAATGGAACTAAACCTTTATCAAGGTGAATTACTTTACAATATGTTCTCGCAAAGTATGCAGGATCTTGCATGCATTTAGCATATTCTTTAACTTCATCATTTGTCCAATTAGTAACAACACCATCACGTTTAACATTTGGATTGCCTAAATAAGAATCATTCTTTTCCATCATCTAATCTATCTGTAATATCAATTACGTTATCATCTTTAACAGGGTTATTCATATCTTGTAACATTCTCTGCAAATCTACGGTAGATCCTACAAATAAATTATTTGTTGTACCTTCTGGCGCTGTTACCTGAAGTACGTCTTTTTGATCATATGATTTCTTCTTCTTATGTAAATCCATAAGGCGGTCATTTACATCTGAAACATTTTTAATCATACCAGACACAACTTCAAAGGCTCTTGGATGCTCAAGTGCTCGAGCTACTTCAATCATATCTTCAAGCGCGGTCTGGCCTTTTTCGATTAAATCGTAGTAAGTTCTGCGAGAATAATCAAAATCATCTTCTGGTAAATTGTCTGATTTTTTCCAATCACTCATTTATCTAACTCTTTTTGTTCCGCTTAACGAAGAAGCGGGTCCTGAAGGACTCGATGTAGAAGCTCTTTGCTCAATATCACGCATTGCTTTTGCCTGAGGTGATATTGTAACTCTATCAGGCAGTATCTCACGTGTTTTCTTTGTCTTATTTGGATTATGATTGGGACCATGCGGACCCATCAAAGCGCCTTTCATTGCTCCAACAAACGATTCAGTATTCATATCAATATCTTCTTTTTTAATATGTTTCTTATGTTTCTTTTTATGATGAATAACTTTTTTTGCTAATTTATTACCAGCAAACCCGCCTACTGCATTACCAACATATCCTCCTAAAGTTGAGCCTACTGCTTCTCCAGCCTTATAAGCAGGATCGAATTTTTTAGTGGTAATATACCTAGTTGGACTCATAGATCTAGCTAAGTGCCCTCCGATTTTACCGCCAACATATGATCCAGCAGCACCACCGCCATATGAACCACCAGCTGCTGTTGCAGCCCGGGCTGCAAAATTAGCTACTTTACCTTCATCTAATGCCGTAGCATATCCTTTAAATGTTAACATTTTATTTTCCTTTACCTAAAGCAGCACGTTGTCTATTCACTATGTTTAATATATCTTGCTTATGTTTAGCTGCATTTGGATGATTTGCAGGTATCGATGTTGCTTTACCATCAACTCCCATAAGAAATGACCCTCCTTTTTTAGAAGTCATTGGATCTCCGGGCTTTGGTGAAGTTACGGGTTTGGCCGCTGATTTGTTATTTTGCGCTAATCTTTTAGCTTTCCATCTGTTAATCGCATTTGGTGATGCATTAATTTTTGGAAAACTGTTTGAAGTTTGAGGTTGAGTAGCTGCAGGAGTTTGAGGTTGAGTAGCTGCAGGAGTTTGAGGTTGAGTAGCTGCAGGATTACCGCCTGTTGTATTATTCCAACCAGGATGTTGTCCTGTTCTAGTATTAGATGGAGGAGTTGGAGGGGTCGGAGGAGTTTGGCTGCTTCCAGTATTTTTAGTAGCTTTGCCTGCTTTTCTTTTCTTTAAAAGAGCTTTCACGCCTTTTTTAGCATATGCATAAGGTGAAGATACTACATCACCTATTTTCGCGCCTATGTCACCACCCAAACCACCGCCAGCAATTGCCCCAGCTCCAAAACCAATAGCATTTCCAATTCCAGGAGCTATGGCGCCTCCAGCAAGACCACCACCAATTCCGCCAGCAAGCCCGCCTGCTGCCATACCTAAACCTCTACCAATTGCTTTACCAACAGGTCCTTCATTTAATTTATTAGTTTTTAGTTCTTCTCTTAATTGAAAATATGTTTTCATTGTGATGAATCTCCGTAATATTCAGTAACGGTAGTAAAACCGAAATCACTAAACGGTGTTGCGTTAGCTGGGTTAGGTGTTGTAATTTGTTTAACATATAATCCATCAGAATCTGCTCCAGATGTTAGCAATGAAGCTTTATCTATATGAATATTAGCAGTTGTTGATCTAATAACTTTAGATCTTCTAATAGGTCCATGAAAATTAACTCTCATTCCAAAATCTAGTGTATAAATTATAGTTCTTCTTTGTTCTAATGATCCTTCAAAATCGTCTTGAAAATTAACGGATTGAAGAGTAATAGGAACATCTTCCTTTATAGTATCAAAACCAACTAAAGGCTTAAGTGTCAAAGTATATTGTGGATTGAAATATGGTAGAATTTGTTCTACAATTTGTAAGGCATCATCTTGCAATTTAGCATAAATGTTCAATGAGAAAAATATAGTATAAGGAGCTGGAGAATAAATTTTATTTGATTCTGTAGAACTGGTACTATACGCCTGAATATAATTATTATTCTTTGGAAGAATTCTTTCAGGATCATATGCTAATGAAGTTATTTCAAAAGACATTCTTGGTAACTTTAACGCTACTTTAGTGTCATCAATTAGCGAAGGATTTTCTCTAATTCTTTCTAAGTATTTGTCTTTAGGAGCATATGCTAATGGAACTTTTGTTTGATTAAGTACTGCACCATTCGATGCAGTTCGTTGAACATGAATATCATTAAATATTGTTCCAAATGTAGCTACTGATTTTCTAATTCGTTCGTGATAAAAATATTGAAACATTATGTATCCTCTGCATCGCCAAATGGGTTACCTTCAGAGAAATCTAAGAAGTCTATGAAATTTGCATTATTATTAGCATCAAATATATCATTTTGTGCTGAAAGATATCCAACATCTTCATTAACCGAAAGAATAGTTCGTGTTCTTGGATATAGATATGTGTTTGAATCTACATTTCTTCCATAGAATACATTTAGTGGGAATACAAACTGATCAGATGGTCTGTCATTAACAATTGTTTTACCAACCGTAAATCCTATTAATCCGCCTGACAATGAATCCAGCGCGCTGTCTGTACTGATATGTGCAAGCGTGAGAGTTCTTGTTTGAGGACTGTATTCAACAACTTCTCCAACAATGTGCGGATGTCTGCCAGTAATAGTTTTAAGAGATGAATCGATTTGATAGATATTTTCTCCTACCCAGAAATCAACTCCGCCTTCTAATTTATCGCTATCACCACGTAGATCACCGTTTTGATTTCTAGCTGAATCAAGACCAATAATTGTATTTGCTGCATCATTTTCAATACCATCAATTGTTTCAATTCCAGTATCAAGATCTTCACCGCTATATACGAACAGCTCACAACGTAAATTATATGTTGGAACATTATTTAGCTGATAAAATGGCTGCTCATGTTCGACATGCATAATTTCAAACATTGAATTAGAAAGAGGAAGATATAATACATCACCTTCTCTTGGTCTATCACCAGTAATTGTATTTGAGTTTTGCTCAACAGTATGACGCCATCTTCTTCGTGATACTACGAAATTAGCTGCGTCTCGAATTTCAACACCAAACTTTGTAAAGAGATCTCCTTCTCCATCAAAGCCTTGTTGATTTTCAATATACATTTCAATTTTATAAGCAGTTGAGAAACGAGAAGGTACATCTTCACCTAATATCTTATCTTCGTTAACAATTTCTCTTGGCATATAATAGACATCTTGACCATAGATCTTTAACGATTCTATGATTATGTCTTCGTATAAATTTTGTTCATTTGCCGGTTTATCAGCAAAAAATAGATTCTTTGCCATAAATTATCCTACATAAAAATCAATTGGTAATTCAAACTCGAGTCTTAGTTTTTCTTCAGCGGCTTGTATTTCGGCATTAGCATCATCAAATATCTGTCTACCATTTAGCATCACTCCACCCGGAAGAGTCATACCCTCAAATTTCATAAGGTTTGAACCCCATTGTCTTTTAATAAGAGATGCTGCATATGATTTTAACCACAAATCATTGTAAATTGATTTAGTTCCAGATGTTGAAGATGGATCTACAAGCGCATAACATTCAGCTACAAGATAATCACCTGCCACAATATCTTTATCTGAAAAGTCACCAAATATTTGTAATCTATTTTGTCTACGCTGATAAGATACCTGGGGAGTGCCATTTAGCGTCATATTAATAAGATCAAGATATTGTTTCATCTGTACGAAATAGTCTAAACCACCAGTAAAATTATTTAAATTAACCATATCATTAAGCATCATTTGGTACTTAATGTCAAACATTCCTGCACTGCTTGATGAACCAACTCGAATAGGAAATAAATGAGTTACGAAAATAATATTATTTGCAACAGGAATCCACTTATTTGTAACATCTGTTTCTGTAACTAAATGTTTAAAATAAGTTTTGACCGTAGCATCTGAGTGATATTCTTGATATATTTCTAGCGCTTCATCGATTCTATCGTCGATTTGTTCGTCCGCAACATTAATATCAATTACAGGAGAACCTAATTTACGTAAACAATATTCCTCTAATTCAGTTCGTGTGGTTACTATAGCCATATTGACATCCTATTTAAATAGTCTTTGTACTATTTATATAGTTTTTTATCTCAACATATTATTAAATCATCCATCAGACCATGATTGAGCGGCAGCGCCTGTTGGTGCAGCGCCACCACCACCTGAAGGTGGACCATATAATAAAATATTCGAAACTTTAAAAGCCTTATTATCATTTGGATTACTATACACTTGCACCGCTGTCCCTAGATCATTTATTGCAATACCTATTCCTTCAGTATTATGTGTAGGTTCAGTATAAACATGAGTTAATATTGCTGCCATTTTACTCTATCCTGCATCTATGCATATGGAACATTATCTTCTGGAAATGCGTAACATGCCCTGTTCTCTGCGCTAGATTGATATGCGTTACCTGTCATATGACCTTTCATTATTCTATATCTAGTAGAACCTTCTAATATAACATTACCATCATTAGCACAATCATCTGTTGTTCTATAAAAATTCATAAGTCTACCACGCCTTGGATTTTTATATAAATCAGTCGCGGTTACTTCATCAGGAGTTGATAATCTATGTTGACCAATAAAAGTTACAGGAGTCAACATGTGCGCTGGAGTATCTGACCCAGCAATGGCAAAACTATCTTGTCTAATGTTTGGTTGAGGATTAAATGTTGAATATTGCATATCTGTTGTATGAGCCAAACCACCATGATCATACCCATTAGCAGCATTAGTAATACCAGTTCTTACTACACCAGTCGCATCTATATATCTAGGTTGTGTAACTCCAAACCAAGCATAATTTGACCCCGCCGCCGGATGCTGAGGATTGCTCATAACATTCATAGTTGAACTATGAGTATATGTCGTAGGACAATATGTATTATCTATACCATATGCCCAAAGGTCTATTGTAGGATTATATTCAATATCATTAAGAACCATCCAACCATGATCTGTAGTAGTTGGCGAATTGTCTGCGCCACCACCGCCAGTTATTATTTTAATCGCAAAAGTAGTATCATTTGCGATTATATGAACTGAATCGAGCACTTGTCCGTAGTCCGCACCAACGGGCGGAACAGCATTCATATAAGCAGTGGTACTTCCCCCAATACCAGTACTGACATTAGTATTAGGAGATATGTTTGATCCATTTCTATCATATATGTGTATTCTCCAACCATCTGAACTACTGATCCTTAGTACTACTTTTAATTGTGGATCTCCAGTAAATTGTGAGTGTGCGTAATGCTTTTTATAAAATGATAGTTCTCCACCAGTTGATTGGTTGGCTACTGAGACTGAGCTATAGATGCCACTCGTAGGGTATGTACCCGCTACTGTTCCTGCAGAACCATTAAACCCCAGTGAGCCACTGGCGTCTGATTGGGTTGTCCAATTTGTTCCCTGTAAAAAATCTTGTATACTTTTTGTCATGTAGTGAACATCATAGCTATTGTTTGTAGTGGTGTTCCTTGGTGTAAATTTTGCATATGCCATTATGTTATTCTCCTGTCCATTCTGTCCATACATTATCTTCATCTTTTAATGAATTTACTCCGACAGTAACAATTTCTAATGGAGAGCGTAAAGACATTATCAATTGTGTATCGTGATTTATGTCATCGACAATATAATCACTATGCATATGTGCGCTATTGAATGGTGAATTTTCTTTATATTTGTAAACTTTAAAATCAGTAATATAGTTTTCATCAGCAGAATCTTCAATAAGACCATGCCTTTGTCTAACTGCTAATTTTTGTGCATCAGTCAATGCCATTTTGTTGTCCTCTTATGAATATGTAAACGTAACAGTAAGATCAGATCCTGCTGTAGTGCTACCAATTTGTGTTATATCTACTGTTAGATAATCATCTTCTGCTAATGTTATACTTGGTGAACTATTTATAATTTTTGTTCCACCATCTGCAATTACTAAAGTTGCACCTGATGAGCCATTCTTATTTACAGTTATATTAATTGCTGCTCCTGCTGGCGCGGTATTTACTCTTGCTACAATTCTACTTATAGTCACTGCTTTTGGAGCATACCATCTTTTAGTTCCAGTTGTAACTGTCAATGCACCGGTTTGAACTAGATTTGTAAAATCTGAAGGTGAAGCGGTTGCTATCTGCCAGCCTGTGCCAGTTTTAAAGATATGTAAGTTACTAGTATCTTCTGCAAAAGCTAAGTCACCATTGACATTGCCTATCGCTGGAAGATACGTAGCATCTGCATAAATTTTCACTGA